ACGCCTATCACATTCTTCTGCACTTGTGTTAATTATCACACTAATCTGTTCGTTTTTCAAGTTATTTAATACTTCTTTGAAAAAGTCATCATTTAGTAAGTTTTTAGCCCATTGTGCGAGTAGATGTTTGTCTGTCATATCAGGCTAATTCCTGATGTTACATCGTCTGTAGGTTTTGCTGCACCACCAATAGGGGTAAACAGATTAAAGTAACTTGCGCCACGTCCAGTTCGATAATCGCCCAATGCGTCAAATCCAGTTCTAGTATTAGATTGATTTCGCAATGTTGCAGCAGCTTCTGTATCACCCATATCAGCAAGAACCTCTAGTGTTCGCTGGTCAATCTCTGCTTGTGAATACATGGGTGTAGTTCTATTTGGCCCTGAGTTATTCACAAAGTTCCCAATATTAGAAGCACCCAATATGCCATATTGCTCGACAGAACCTTCTGGTGCATAAGCCAAGCCTGTAATAATGTCGCCAAAGTTATAGCCAGTAAGAGCATTTGAGATGCTATTGAGTGCTGATAATTGTGGGCTTGTCAATGAAAGCAAGCTATTTGCCAATAAAGCAGTATTGCCTGTAGCACCACCAATAACAGTACCTGCTGCATTTGCTGCGCCACTTAAATTTAACGCAACATTTCCAAGTGTTCTAAATACATCTTCTGCGCTGTTGGCATTTAATAACTGCCCACCAATGTTAACTAATGCGCCAGTTTTAGCTAAGTCTGAATTACCAGCCAAAACCCCAAGACCAGCCGTAACAGCACCGACAGCAGAAGTAGTATTGCCTAAACCAGTAGAACCAGTAGTTCCAGTAGTTCCACCAGTATTTCTAGTAAAGTCATTGTTATAAACCAGAGTGTTATCAATGGCTGTGTTACCAGTAATCTTGCCTGTGTCTAGGTTTCCTAAATTGATTTGTCCAGAATCTAGGCTTGCTGCTGCATCTACATTCTTAATTGGTGTCATTGGCGTAGGCAAAACTCTTGGTTGTGCTTGTAACAATGAGCCATAAGCAATTCTAGGTTGGTCAGGCAACTGACTACCAATCATGTCTAGCAATGAAGTGGTAGGTGCAAACTGAGTCTGTGGACGATACTGGCTCTGTATGCCAGAAACAATGTCCTCATAGCTAACATCCTGTGGACTATTTCCACCAACTAAACTACGCAGTTCTTGGTAATTCATGGTTATTTACCAATCATGCTTAACACGTTGTTCAACGATGGCGTAGCAGTAGTTGTTGCAGTTGGGAACATACCTGCTATTTGTGGACGAGATGTAATGTAAGCAATATCAGCAGCAGATGCACCATAGTTACGCAAGTCATTGGTTGATACGCCTTTGAGCATATTTGCTACATCACCATAATTACCAGATGTTTCTGCTAGTTTCCAAGCATCCATCAATCCAGTAGGAAGCGCAGTAGTTGCTGCTGGTCTAAATGTTGGGTTTGCATTTGCGCCTTGAATCATGTTAACAATGCTTTGAGTCGTAGGACGCTCGTTAATCAAGCCTTGTGCCAAACGCTTAGATTCACCAAATGACGGAAACAACTCACGGAATTGCCCAACAGTTGTTGGCTGCTGATAAATGTTCTGTGGATTAAAGTTAAACGGAGTAGTCGGTGTTTTAGCTAATGTTGTAATTGGCTTATTAGCATCAGTCATAAATGACTTGTTGTAAGTTTCCTGACCAAACTGGAAAGGTACTTTATTAGTTGTAGCCAATGCGCCAACAGAGAAGTTAGCAGGTAAACGATTGCCAGCAGCAGAAGCCGCTTGGTCAACCAATGCCTGTACACCAACAGAGTTTGCTTGTGCTTGCTCTAACGTCTTGCCTACACCCAACTGAAATCCATAGTTAGGGTCTAACGCTGCTACTGCTTGTGGTGTACCAAATGCCGCATAAACATCATCCATTGACTTAGCACTAGCCAAAGCACCAGTTAGGTTTTTATACTCAGTATTAGTTAATGCACCAGTATTCAAAGCAAGGTTAATAGCTGATTGCGCTTGCTCACCAGTTAACGTATCTACACCATCCTTAACAACCAACTTGCCATTTACAAATGAAGTGGTAATTGGTCTTTGAGTAACAGGACTAATAAACTGGACGCTATTACCTTGGACATTCTGGGAAATGTTAGGAACTGTTCCATCTAGCTTATAAGTCTGTGTCGTAGGGTCATACACACCATATGGATTTGTATTGGCATAACGCCCTGCAAATGGGTCACTTTCTAGCGCAGCAACATTGGCAGACAAGTTCTTTGCAGTACCTAAAACACTCGCATTGAATGGGTCATAGCCCAATTTAGCCATTTCAGAGACATATTCTGTCTGTGTAGGGTTTCTACCTAGCGCACTACGATAGCCAGAGATAATGCTTTGTGTGTCGTAGTTGTAGCCTTCGTTACTGTAGTTCAAAACTCCAGTACCTTTTGCAGAAGTACCTTGGTTAGTAAAAGTACCACCACCAGTTAGATAGTTAACAGCTTCAGTCTTTTCTTTGGCTGTGGCATCACGCCCCAATTGGGTGTTATAGGCGTAATCAATTACTGTATCAAGTGCCTTTTGTTCTGCAACAAGTGGCTTACCAATGTTAGTTGCGTATTTATTAACATCAGCCACATTAAAGCCAAGCACACGCCCAATTTGTTCTGCTGATACGCCTTGCTTTGCAGCCTCATTAGCTACAGCCGTATAAAGCGCATCTCCAGTTAACCCTTTAAACTCTTTATCAATGTATTCTTTGACCAACTGGTCTGTGTAATAAACTGGTGCTGTAGCCATGATTAACCTCTAATCTCTACGTTGGATGTAATGCCAGCACCAATTTTCATTGCTTTCAATTGGGCTTCAGCTTCAAACTCTTGTTGCTTCAATGCAAAGTAAGCCTGTTGTTTCTCACGCTCTAATTGCAACTTAGCACCTTCCTTCTCACGCAACAATTGCATCTCAAGAGCCGCCTTCTGTTGCGCCATCTCCATGTCAATCTGCATCTGCTGTTGTTGCATCTGCATATCAGCTTGTGCTTTAGCTTGGTTAGCTTGTATCTCAGCTTGTGTTCTAGCCATCAATGCTTGTATTTCTGGAGGCATTTGCTGTTGCTGTGGAGGAGGATTAGAGAGCATCTGGTCTTGCTCTGGCGTAATTGCTTTGTAGAATTCAGCACTATCTTTGAAGCCAGCAATCTCTACCATGCGTCCCAATGTGCCACGATACTGTGCAGGGGAAACGTAAGGGTTAGCAGGGCCGTACTGAGCAATCAACTGCTCTTGTTTAGCAAGAACCATCGACAACATAGCCATTTGCTCTTGTCTGTTACCTGCGCCTAAACCTACGTTAATGGACACATCGTATTGGTTTGCCCATGTACGAGGGTCAAACTCTACAAACTCACCACGCATACGCACCATGCGAGCCTTGTCTTGGTACTTACAGAGCAAGTGAAGGATGCCCTTGAACAAAGACTTAACGCCTGTCTCAGCAAAGATTCGAGCAATCAGTTCAATCTTACCTGCGCCAGCTTGTTGCATAGAAGCTACTGCTGCTGCCGTTACGTTCTGCAAGATAGAAGGGTCTAAACCCTGTGAAGCATCACTAACACCTGTACGCTTAGACTGCACTGTGTCCAGATACTGAAGCATTGGGAAAGCCTGATTTGCCACGTTCTGCACAACTAACTGTTGAACAGCATTAGGAGACTTGGCACGAATCACACCACCAGCAGTAGATGTAAGCAAGTCGTCAAGGTTTACTTGTCCTTCCACCGCCACGACACGAGCATTGTTTGTCAGATATAAGTTATCCAACATCTGACGAGTTATAGTGGTTTTGATTAACTGTAGGTCAACTGTTCTGTCAGCTAGTGAGTTACCAAAAAATTTATGTGGGATTGGGATAGGACAAATTGAGTGGAACGGAACATAGTCTGTTTCCTCAATAATTTCTTTGCCCTTCTCATCTTGAAGAATCTCATTTCCTGCATAGAAAACTTGAGTCAGAGAAGCAATGCCTTTTCCATCTATATCAGTTTTGACATAGCACTCAAAGACTTCAATCTCTTGCATTGAAGGGTCATCAGTCTGAACTTGGTAGGGTTGCTCACCAGCAGCATAACGAGCCACACGCTCTGGCGTATATGCCAAAGCATCACCCATCTGTAAACTCTCTACTTGGTCTTTGTTAAAACCCATAGCAATCAATGTGCTACGAGTCAACATCTGCCTATGAGCCACAAATGGACTATCAGCAATGGTACGAGCCTTCTTGCTAATCAAGAACTCCTCTGGGGGTACGTTCTCAATCGTTACTTTGCCTGACTTTTTCTTTTGTTGGACAACTACGTTATGAGTAGCACCCATCACAGGCGCACCCATAGGGTCTATAACTGGCTGTCCCATTGGGTCAAATATTGGAAACTCTGTCGTATCTTGCTCGACAATCTCCATAGTCTCATCACTCATAAGCATTGCCAACTCATCGTTAGACAAGTCGAAGTAACGCTCTTTAGTAATGTCTTCTTTGTCTTCCCAATAGGCTTTTATGATTCCATTCTTTTGAAGCAGAGCATCCTTAAACCAATCATGAAGAATAGCCACGCCTTCATTATCACGGCTAAAAACCCAATTGCAATACTGTGTCGCTTGTTTTGCAGATGCTTCGTCCTTCGGGCCTTGAGGCTCAAAAACTACAATATCATCTGAGCCTGTAAAGATACGGACTAGGGAAGGCAAAGCACCATCAATGGCTTCTGCAACTTCACCTGTAACGATTGAAGACTTACCTTCTACCTCATTTCCATAAGGTTGACGGAGATACGCTTCTAAAGCCTGTTTGCGCTGCTCTACTGTTTCACTCTCAATAAAGCCAATAGCGTCATCAATCTCAGCTTGCAGTATCGACTTCAAGTCGTTCGTTTCCATGTGCATCCTTTGGAGGGCGACCAAGTTTCGGTCTTGGTGAGGATTGTAACTCTTTTACCACATTTTCCAACATTTCGATGCGTTTTTCAAGTTCTTTTACCTTTGGGGCTAAATTTATGCCCTGCATTTGTACATACATTAAACAATCCATTTCGGTGCTGAGTTAATAGGCTTAGACCACGTTGAATGTCCTTCATCCAATCCAAGGGCTAAGTAGCGGAATGAGTCCGAGCCATGACTTGACCAATCATGCAATGGACGCTCATAGAATATCTTACGCTTCTCATCGTAATCTCTGCGGTAATTTCTCAAGCAATTAAGACCTATCTGCACTTTTGGTACATTAAACCAACACCTTGGCAGCAGTCGCCTTACAGCTTGGATGCCATCATCTAGTCCCATTCTGGGTGCAATCTTGACTTCTAGCCCTGATTCCTCAAGCATTTCCATTCGGCTCTTACCTGTGCCAAGCTCTCTGACCCTAACGTCATGGGGCAGAATATGCTCTGCTTTGAGATAGTCGTTATCCTTAATCCACTTGACGTAATGGTCTAAACCTACGCCATGATTCTCGTAGTAGTCAATTAGGCGCACCTCAGTACCCACTAACTGAGCCACCCAGATAGACGTAGAGTCACCCATTCCCAAGTCCCAAGCGGTAAAAGTTCTGCTTAGTTCCTCTCTAGGAATCTCCTGCATGTGCTTCTTTTCTTCTAACTCGTTAAGGATTTGCCCAAAGTAAGAACCCTCTACAGCAGCGTCAAAGCTACACTCAAACTCTTGGCGGTACTTGTCCTCACCCATTTCATTCTTAGCAGCCTTTAGTTCTGTGTCATCCACTACCCCTGTCTCTGAGGCTTTGAACTCTAGCAAGCCCCAACCTTCCTCTGTTTTTGCCCTGTCTCGCAGTTCTTTGAAGTGGTTGTGTCCCTTCGGAGTCCCAATAAAGAGACACCAGCCCTGTCTGTCAACCAAGGCAGGTCTGCATATATCTGTCCAAATCTTAGGGTTCTGGTCGCCAATCTCATCAAGAATAACCCCATCAAAATACTGACCACGAAGTGAATCGGGATTGTCAGAGCCGTACAACTGGATGCGCCTACCCCAGAAGTCCACCCTTAATTCAGATATGTTCGTTGTCCCACCTAACG